TCAAATCGATGCTCACAGGAGCGAGAACAGTCGAATCGGCAAAAGCGGATCTCCTAGACGGGGAGGAAGTCCCCCTCGTCCAACAGCCCATCCGCAAAGCCAGTTCTGTTGTGTATTTCCATACAGCGGCGAATCCCTTTGGCGGTTGGGCGGCGATGAAGAATCAATTGGAGGGAGAGAAGAGGGAGACTATTCTCTGTCGGGCGTATGGAGTCCCTGTGAGGCAGTCTAGAGCAATCTTTCCCAATCTTACGGATAAAAACTTCGTTCAATCGGAAAAACTCCCATCTTTTACGGATGCCAATTGGGTATTATCCATCGATCCAGCGGGAGCAAAGCCTTGGACAATGGTCCTTTTTGCAATCGATCCACATGGAGTCGCATGGGCAGTGAAGGAATTTCCTGACTTCGATACATGGGGAGGGTGGATTGATCTGACAAAGGACAAACTATCCGCTGGCGAGGCTGCCCAACCGAACGGGTACGGCTTGGCTGATTATGCCGATGAGATTAGGGGGATGGAGAAGATTTGTGGCGATTCGGAGGTCATCCGCATAATCGACCCGAGGCTTGGGGCGGCGAGCTATCAGAAGTCGGAAGGCAGTTCCAACATTATCGATGACTTAATGGACGAGGATATAATCGTTCAACCCGCCGAAGCACTCGATATCGAAACAGGACTTCAGGCAATAAACAATTTACTCGCATGGGATCGGGATAAACCGATGGATTTGGATAATAAGCCTAAATTGATGTTTTCGGATGAGTGCCAAAATCTCATAAGTTGTCTTCAGGCTTACACACCTGGAAACTTGAAGGATTTTTCTAAAGATTATGTTGATGTATGTAGATATTTTTGCATCGGCAACTTCGAGTATTTCAGCGAGGACGAATTAATTTCAACAGGAGGGGGAGGATATTAATTATGGGAGTAACTAAAAAGTGGAGTCAGATGCAACGGGACCAAGTGGTAATTTTACGGAAGACCGGATTAAGTTGGCCGAAGGTGAGCAAAGGAGTGGGCATCCCTCGTTCTAGCTGTCAGAAGATTTGGTCCGAGGATTCGGATGGTAAAGCTGAACTGCCCGCCCCGCCGGTCAAGCAGATTGAAAAGGCTAGGGTGCTTAAACTCGTCCCCAACCCCCGCCTTATGCTCATTCATTTTGATGATCGGGAAGGAGTAGCGAGGTGCGTAAAAAGACCGGAAGCCAATCACCCTCCTAAATCGGAAATCTATGTCAAAAAAGTCGAGGGAGACGATGATTTGTATCGAATCGCCTGAGCAGACGGACAAGCGGATTGATCTGATGTTGCGGGAAATGGTTGTAGAGGAGGGCTTGTCTGCATTTGAGGCGGATCGTGAGCCAAACAATTTTACACTGAAGGAAATTAGCGAATTTATCGGAGTGCCTATTATCGCTGTTCACAGAGTCGAAAAAGAGGCACTGAAAAAACTTAAAAAAATAATGTTAGAATTGGAGATTATAAAAAATGGAAATTCAGGAATTTAGCGAAAAAGGCCCAGATGTAGATGCGATCAAAAAGGAGTTCGATGATGCGAAAGCAGACTTGAGCTTTTGGATGGATAAAGCCGAACAGGGTAGGGAATGTAGGTTTAACGAATGGGCTGGTAAAGATGAGTCAGGCAAAAAGAATGGACCGGAGGCATTTCCTTGGCCTGGAGCCTCCGATCTTGATCCCTCGCTTGTTAATCCGTTAATCGATGGAGATGTTGCTTTACTTAGCCAATCGCTCTCACAGGCCAACTTAGTAGCCGCTCCCGTAGAGTCGGGAGACATTGGCAGTGCAAAGATGGTAAGCGAGTTTTTAAAATGGCGGATGAACTCAATGACGGAACTTCCTCGTGAGGCCGCCATCGGAGCGAACTATTTACTGCAAAATGGTATCACTTTTTTCGGCACTTATTGGAAAAGGGAAACCACTCGGGTATTTAAGGACATCAGCTTGGAAGAGATTGCCCAAATGTCCCCCGAGCTGGCAATGGCGATCCAAGATCCTGAGATGAAAGAGGGAGTTGAAGAGATGCTATTCCCGCTATTTCCTAATCTGAAAAAGCGAAGAGTTCGGAAGATGATTAATGAACTTCGGAGCAAAGGAGTTTCAAAAGTTCCGACTGAGAAAGCGGTAGTAAACAGACCAGCAATTAAGGCTTATGAATTGGGCAGAGAAATAATCATCGATTCTAATGTTATCGATTTAGAGTCTGCCAGGAGTATTCACTGCATTCATTATTACAGCCCCGAAGCTCTCATGCAGAAAGTAAATGAGGGATGGGATAAAAAGTGGATTGAGGAGGTACTGGAGAACAGTAAGGGCTTTTATGCAGATGAGAGTTATAGTTCTGACCTCATGTCATATGATACCGGCAACTTTTACGGCACACAGGATTATGAAGGCATGGTCCGAGTAATTACGACTTACCGAAAGGAATTAGATGAAGACGATGTGCCCATTTGCACGATTACCTGTTGGGCTAATGAAGCTGAAGGTCATGGTTTTTATTCCCCAATGGAATACGATGAGGGCAGATATCCATTCGTCTGCATAACTAGGGAGAACCTAAATCACCGACTACTCGATTCCCGAGGATATCCTGAACTTTTAAAGAGTTATCAGATTGCAGTTAAGACTGAGTTAGACAGCCGGCGTGACCGTGCCTCGATGAGTACAATGCCAGCCGCAGAATATGTCGTTGGTCGGAAGCCCGAACGGATCGGACCAGGTGCGCAGATTCCAGTTCGGCGAAGAGGAGAATTTGGATTCGTAGAGATACCAAGATACTCACCGGCAAGCATGGAAGTGGAGATGCAAATCCGCCAACTCGCTGACAAGATAACCGGTCGGGCAACATCGCCCGAGGATGCAGTTGAGGCAAACAGCATCCGCCAGCATTTGGTCAACCAATGGCTCAATGGATTTAAACAAATTCTTAATCGGGTATGGTGCTTAGATCGAACATACGGCGGTCCACAAATTTGGTTTCGTGTCACCAACAACGAACAGGGTGCGATGCTCATGCTAGATGAAACTGCTGAGATATACGATTTTAATATCACTTGGAACTCGATGAACCAGGACGAAGAGAAGGTTCTTCAAAAGTTGGATACTGTTGGTAAATTAATGTCGCAGTATGACCGATCTGGGCAAGCCCGCTACGATGTATACCTTCGTAAAGTGCTTGAAGCAATCGATCCTAATCTTGCCGGTCAATTAATCGCTCCAGTTGAAGAAGCAACCGACAAAGAGATTCAGGAAACTTCTGCTGACATTGCTAAGATTGCATCGGGGCAAGTGGTCAATGTACCGCAACAGGGGGTTAATTCTCAACTTCGTTTACAACAGCTTCAGCAGTATTTGCAAGGAACCCCTGAAGTGCCAGCAACCGATGTTCAACAGCGAATGCAAGAGGATGAGAACTTCGCAAAGAGACTTCAAGTATATGCGGGTCAGCTCGAAATGATGCAGATTCAAAATCGCAACAAGCTAATTGGTCAGCTAGGGACTGCACCTGGCAATGTACCAGGTACATCTGCCGCCGCTTAAACAAAAGGAAATATTATGGCATACGGAAAAGGAACATACGGATCGAAGGTTGGAAGACCTTCTAAAAAAGCTAAAGCAATGGGTAGAAAGAAAATGTCTCCCGCTAAGAAAAAAATGCTCAAGAAGAAAAAGTGAGTAAGGTTTACCGAGGGATTACATTCGCCGGATATTCTAAACCGAAGCGAACCCCAAACCATCCGACTAAATCTCATGTGGTTTTAGTTAAAGATGATGGGAAGGATAAAATGATTCGCTTCGGCCAACAGGGTGCAAAGACTGCGGGCAAACCGAAGAAGGGTGAAAGTCAGGCAATGAAAAAAAAGCGGGCAAGGTTCAAAGCTCGTCATGGGAAGAATATTGCCAAGGGAAAAACATCAGCGGCCTATTGGGCTAATAAAGAAAAATGGTAGCAAAAAAGAAAAGACCGACACCTACAAATAGCACTCTTTACTCTCGGGTGAAGGGCGAAGCCAAACGAAAGTTTGATGTTTACCCATCAGCTTATGCGAATGCATGGCTCGTCAAGACTTACAAGAAAAGGGGCGGTAAATATAAATGAGTCTCAAAGACTGGTTTAACGAGGAGTGGGTTGACATCGGCCGAAAGAAAAAAGGCGGTGGACATCCAAGCTGTGGGCGGAAGAAAGCCAGCACGAAGAAAAAGGGCTACCCTAAATGCGTACCCAAAGCCAAAGCGGCCACAATGACCAAGGCACAAAAAGCATCAGCTATCCGCCGAAAGAGATCCAAGCCACAGGGGGTTGGTGGTAAGCCCACAAATGTAAAAACAATTGTAAGAAAGAAAAAAAAGAAATGACACTAGGAGATGCAATAAACGGCCTCGGCGAACAAACCGAATGGCTCGTAATAAAAGACTTTATTAAAGAGCAAAGGGATATGTGCCTGGTCGATTTTCAGGACTATACCCATGTCGATAATCCACAGAAACTCGCCCGACTTAGCGGTGAGATTGCTGGTTTAACTAGGATAGTGGAGAGTTTAGAAAATGCCGAACCTGAGTCCTGAAGATAAATTTCAGCATGAACATCAAGCCTTGCTAAATCGATGGCTTGAGGAGTCGGATATTGAAGACACGACAATGGCAAAAATTGTGCTGAAAAATATAGAAGACTGGTTGGATGAGGATGTTGTCGAATTTGAGTCCGACATCGACCTCGATGGCTAAACGACTAGGCTATATTTATGAACAGGCATTTTTTACCGAATCG